TGGGAGTTTGGAGAAAAACCTTTCTGAATAAGTATAAATCACTACACAGTGACCATTGACAGGGTTCCTTTTTTACTATATAATATGTAAAGATTTGCAACATAAAGTAAATGACTGTAACGACGAACGAGTTTGGACAACAGAATCTGTTCGCCAAAGAACCCCAAATGGTAGTAGAGTCCTACAACCGTAAGGGTCTTGAATCCCCGCAGCAATATGCTGAGACCTATAATGGTCGTTGGGCAATGATGGGAATCGTCTCTGGTTTCATCTCCTATGCCTTCACTGGCAACTTCTTCTTCGGTATCTTCTGATGACTGAAGCAATTTTCACCGTAACTTCGGTTGCGTTTTTCGTCCTTCTGAGTTACTCTGTACAACAACTTTCTGAAACTTACTGATGCCTGACATTGCTGAACTGCTTACTTATTATGTGATTGCGAGTCTCCTATTTGTAGGAGCGCCTGCAGTTTTCTTTTTCATTGCCTTCATGCCAGCCCTTCAAAATACGAAGGGTCGTATGGTAGGATATAAGGACCATAAGACCTATGGTGACAGTACCATCTATGAAGTTAAACGAACGGTATGAACAAGTTTTATCTCTTTTCTAAAAAGTCCTGCGGACCTTGTGCCCTTGTAGATAAATATATGAACTCTATCAAGGACGAACGCACTTCTCTTTTGGAGAAAGTAGACCTTGAAGACTTCAGTGATACTCCCATCCCTCAAGAAAACCTAGATCTGGCTAAGAAGTATGGTGTAACTGCTACACCAGTTCTTATCATCGCATCACCTAACGGTACGTTGCTTGAGGAAAAAGTTGGGGGTATGCAGATTACCCAGAACATCAGAAAGTTATTTGATCAATATGCCTAACCCAGATGCACTTTGGCAGGATATCCAGAAACTTGACGACATGTACGAAGAGTTGATGTGGCATCCTGACGACGAATTACAATTCACTCATGACGGTGAAAAAATTATCATTACAAACAAAACACTAGAGGATCAAAAAAATGTTTAATGAAAAAGCAGAAAAACTGAATGGTCGTGCAGCGATGGTTGGATTTATCGCAGCAGTAGGTTCCTACCTTGCAACTGGTCAAGTAATCCCAGGTGTATGGTGAACGATATGTTAATCATAGCAGCTTCCATGATAGGAGGGTTCGTCTTTGCTGCCCTGTTGACCGATGGAAATGTTGATGATGACGACAACGGTCCAGGTGGTGGACTAATGCAACCTGCATATGTTCCTACCCCTTGACAAGCAAAACTGAATAGTCTATAATTTGGGGGTACTATGAGACCCCTTTTTAATGTTCAAACGGATTGCTGCCTTTGCTTCTTTAGCACTTCTCAGTTCTTCATGTGTCACCAACGCCGTGGAGATGGAGACTGAGGCAAATGACGTTGTGAGCATCCCTGTAGAACCTTATGTTCCTACTTGGAAGTGTGTTGATTGTTCTCCTGAAGAACAGTATGTCCTTGAACAACTCCAAGACAAAACTAGAATCACAGATAAAAATGCCCTGGCAACGATACTGGGAAATATTAAACAGGAAAGCAAGTTCTATCCCAACATTTGCGAGGGAGGGGCTAGAGTTCCTTACTCTGATTGCCATCGGGGTGGGTACGGACTCATTCAGTGGACCACTGAGAACCGTTATCTGGGGTTAGGTCTCTTCTGTGAGAAGTACAGTTGTGACCCTAGCAGTCTGGAAGGACAGACTCGTTACATGATCAATGAAATCCACTTCCAAAAAGTTCTGCCAGAATTTGAGGGCAGTGGTAAAACTGTCCAGCAATACATGGTTCCTGCCTACTATTGGTTAGGATGGGGCATCAAGGGTAATCGTGAGATTTACTCTTATAACTACTCAAAGAAACTTGTTCTCGCATGATTAAGACCCTTACAGACGCTCTCAAAGACATTCTAGGACCTAAATCTAATGAGGTTGAATGTGCTATTGATGAAACTGTCGTTGATTGTGACAAATTAGAAGCACCTATTCATGAATGTGGTCCCAGTCATTTTAGTCATGGATACAGTCCTTACGTTGGTGTCCCTGCACCTGCATATCTAAAAGATGATGAGTGGTTTGGTCCTGCTCCCGAATATACTGAGAAGCAAAAAGATTACATGGTACAGGAAACTGAAATCAAGCGACAAGAGTTTGAGAAAAGTTTTTCTGTAGAACCTGAAGATATTCATCAGGTAATGTATGAGATGGCAACCCAGAGTGCTGCCACTACACTACAACTAAATCCCATCGGTGGATCTGAGAACTTCCAAGGAGGTTCTGAAAATGTCCATCGATGATTGGCGATACAGTGACCAGAAAATGAAAGTCAGAGAACAAGCACTTAAAGTTCTCATGACGAAGTTTGGTCATCAGATGAATGGAGTTGTTCCTAAATACTCAAGTCAATCCATCTATGAGTGTGCTCAGGATTGGGTCTCCCAAGGCAACATGCACACTGCGGGGATTGTAAAATATTACGAGGCTTATTATGCAAAAAGTAATTAATGTCTTAGCAGTGTTATCTTTCTTAGGTACTGCTAGCATCATTGGCGGAGGTTATTATCTGTACTCACAGAGAGATGCTATTATTGATGGAGTAAAAGAAAAGGTAACTAAAGCAGCAATTGAGGGAGTCTCTGGAGCACTTCCAGGTATGTTAGATGCTGCTATGCCTGAACTTCCTTCTACAACTGGTCCTGCAGTTCCTTTCTGATATGAAAAAAATTATTATGAGTTTGCTGGCAGCAGCATCGATCGCTGCCCCAGTTCTTGCTGACCCAATTAAACAGAATGAATACTACAGTAATCATTCTATGGGGTGCATGTTACTTAGAGAGTGTACTGATGGAGTCAAACAAGTCTTTAGTCTTCTGGATATTTCTAGTGAGTATCCCAATACTGAGTCTTTTACTCATATTGCGGGCGAATTCAACGCTATGCTTGTCGCCCTTAACCAGGTCGGAGTTAACGTGTTTCTAGCAGACGAAAAATATTTTCCTGTTGGACATCGTGGAGTTTATCATACTGTAGGCAACAATTTCTTCCTGAACAAAACATTCATGAAGCGTCCTCATGTATTAATGAGTGTTATGAGACATGAAGGGTGGCACGCTGCTCAGGATTGCATGGCAGGCACGATTGATAATAACATGATTGCCATCATCATGAATGAGGAAGATGTTCCCGAGATGTGGGCAGAGATGGCACGGAGAGCATATGCTCTTATGCCTCATGCTATCCCCTGGGAAAAAGAAGCAACCTGGGCAGGTAAAACTGAAGGTATGACTATGAAAGCACTTCAGTCTTGTGCTGCAGGAACGATGTGGACGGATTATGAACCAACACCAATGACCCGTGAATGGTTGGTTGAAAACGGATACCTCTCTAAATAGAGTTGCCTTTGCTGGTGACTCATGCCCGAAGAAGTAAAGAAGGAAGAAGAAACCAAAGAAAAGAAAAAAGGTTTCTTTGGTAAGATCAAAGATGCCGCTGAGGATAATGAAGGACAATTGGAAGCAATCAGCACAATGGTTCGTCTTGGCATTCTTATATGGTCTGGTGGTATTCTTACCTTGGCGTACATCAAACTTCCTGCCGCTTTAGGAATTCCTGAGCAGAAACTGGATCCAACTTTTATCGCCAGTGTGTTCACTGGGGTTTTAGCGACGTTCGGCGTCCAGACGGCAAAGAAGTCTGGTGATGGCACCATGAAGATGCAGAATGGTGCTGCTGGTGGTGCTGGTGGTGTTGGTGCAATCACTAAAGCAGACTTAGAGAGACTGATTGCTGCTGCAAAGGAAACTGCACCTGCTCAAGTAATTAGAGTTGAGCAAGCACCAATCAAAATCGTAACCGATTCAGAACAACCTCCATACAAGATGTAAAATGAAACCTTACCTCAAGTGGACTGCCATTAGTGTTGGTAGCATAGTAGCAATCGCACACATCGGTGTGTTGGGACATCTTATTAGAAGACAACCTGATAGGATTCAGGTTCCGACTATTAACATCCCAAGCGGCACACCGTATTCTTCCTATAAGATAGAAGCAGGTAAGGACGGTTATACAATTGAATATAAAGCAAACGATCCTGCTATTCTTGAGTCTCAGAGATCACTAAGTCTTGACAAAGACAAGAAAGGATTGTTTGGTGGTGGAACTGAGAAAAGAAGAGAATGGAGACGTGATCAATACACTGCCGAAGGTGTGAGGAACATAGGAGGTGCCGCAGTAGACGGCGAGGGAAAGAGTGCAAAAGACATAGAGTGCATCGTGGCGGACGCTGGAGCACGGTCACAAGGTGCGATGGCAGGTAGTGCTGTTGCTACTGGTGTTCTTGTCCCTGCTGTTGTTAACATTCCATACATTGGATGGTTGGCTGCTGGTTGGGCAGCACTGCTAGGAAATAATATTGGATCTTCAGCAGGATCTTTAGTAAACTCTGCGATTAGTGATTGCTGATGGAAGATGATGCAATCAAACTTACTCTAGTCCATGAATGGATGACGGTATCTGATGCAAAACTCTTGCTTGAACATTACTATCTGAAGATGAGACCTCAGAGAAAATACGGCGGTTGGAAAACAGTTCAGACTCTTATGAATATTGCTTTTGGTAATTTTCAGAGAGACTCTGAGGAGAACTTACGAGCAAGAATAGATCTTATTAAATCTTATGAACTTTGAGTTGACTATGGAAGAGTTCACTATGATTCAGAATGCTCTCCATTACTATAAACATATTGAGAAACGCGGACATTTCGCACAATATGATGTTGAGCGTATAAATCAATTGAGAGACAAATTGTCTTATCAAATGATCCCTAGTATGAATAGTAAAGATGGAACTGTTCCTTCGCCCCCTCGCGGATGTAAATGATGTAACCTGGAGTATTGTTTGGTGTTTGCTGATACTTCTGGGTGGTGTAGCATACTATATCGTCTATATAATGCGTATGGCTTTTAATGAATTGAACGATGAGCGACCTGACGAATAAGGATGCTGAACAAGACTCTAAACTTGCTGTATTAGAAAGTAAGATTGAAAGTTATCGTGAACGCATTATTGCGCTTGAAGGAGAAACAAAAGATGTTTCTGTTATTGATAGCACTTTAGAGAATGCAATTCGTCGGATTGAAATGGTTCATCAACGTATTGATAAAACAGAAGAGAGACTTAAGCAAGTTGAACAGAAAGTTTTAGACAATAAGATTTGGATTCAGAGAGCATCTGCCGTTATTGGTGCAGCAGTAACCATCATTGGACTCATTGCTGCTATGCCACAGGATGCAGAGGCTTTTACTGAAGATGGTTTGATGGGTGAACCTTGTGCTACTGAGTTGGCATCAAGAGAACTTGTAAAAGAAGTCAGCGTTAAACCCTCAGAGGAGCAAGAGTAATGGGTGCAATGATTCCGCCAAGTCGTAAGAGTTGTTACAACTTTAGAGTCGTCAGCATAGATAGAGTTCTCGATGGAGACACAATTGATGTTACCATTGATCTTGGATTTGATCTTTATAAGAAAGAAAGAGTAAGAGTTGCTGGTGTAGATACTCCAGAGAAACGCACTAGAGA